AGGAACCGCAACGGTGCTTTCGGCGGCGCGCAGCGCTTCGAGGACCAGCACGGCTACCGCGATCCCGCGCACCACGCGCCTGCCGCGATAGCGGCACTGCTGCCGGAGCTGCCGGAAGAGATCGAAGACGTCATCCATGAGGCGCAGGTGCAAGCTCGCGTGACGCGGTCCGCAGCGTTGACCGGCGACGGCTGCTCGACGGAAGACGCCGAAGAGATCAACGAGCAGTACCTAGCGCTCTGCGCAGCCGTACTGTGCTGCGTCGTTGACGACTGCTACAACCGAACCGAGATCGGCGCGCAGCGCTGCGCCGACTGCGCGAACACGGAGGACTGAACATGGCAGGACAGCAACGCCCGATCGGTTCGAAGCCGACGCCACGAGACCCGAAGACTGAGCAGGTTCGCGACCAACTTCCGAAGGGCAACCCCTTCGCGAAGAAGTACGGGCCGAAGTCGGAGAACGGTCGATGATCCTTGCCGACATCGATCTGTGGGACTTGCAGTGCCGACACGGAATCGTCGAGCCATGGGAGACCAATCATCTGCAACCCGCGAGCGTCGATCTCACGCTAGGAAACGAGTTCATCGCGGGCGACGTAAAACACGTGCTCGACGACGGTGCGGCGTACGCGCTGGCACCAGGTGAGTTCATCCTCACGACCACACGCGAAGCCGTGTACGTTCCGAACGGCTACGCCGCCCGTGTCGAAGGTCGATCGTCTTGGGGTCGGAAAGGACTGCTCGTGCACGCTACGGCCGGGTTCGTTGATCCCGGCTTCCGGGGCACGATCACGCTCGAATTGAAGAACCTCACGCAGACGGAGACGCTGCACCTACCCGTAGGCGAACGGTTGTGTCAGATCACGTATTTGCGCTGTGTGAGCCGTTCTGAGCGGCCGTACGGTTCCCCCGATCTCGGGAGCCACTACCAAGGGCAGTCCGGAGCCACGCCTAGTGTGCTCTGACATGCGAAAACACACGCTCTGAAATAAATCGGGGGACCCTCTTGCAGGGTCCCCCGATGCCATGGTAGATTTCTTCTACCAGCAAGAACGACGACAGACGATAGGACGAAACAATGGACATCATCGCCACCCTGAACGGCAAGACGGTCGCCGAACTGCGCAGCATCGCCGCACAGCGCGACATCGCCGGACGCTCGACCATGAAGAAGGCCGAACTGGTGCAGGCGTTGTACGCCGCCGACGTCGAACTGCTGCTTGCGATCGACGAGATCACACCCGAGCAGGAAGCACGCTTCGCCGAGCAGTACAACGCCGCGAAGGCGGCGGCCGACGCCGAAGCCGGGGAACTGCTCGACGCGGTGCTCGGCGCTGAGGTCGACAACGACGCTACGTACATCGAAGAAGGACTTGAGCAGGACGCCGAAGCCGGAACCTACTCGTTCACGAACGAGGTCGCCATTCTGCGCGACGCCCCCGGCCGCGCCATCGTCACGGCCGCCTTCGATGGCCGCACCGTGGGTGGCTCGATCGTCCGCATCGGCCGCCGCTACATGCTGACGGCCGGATCGGTGCGGGTCACCGGCAACACTTTCGAGAAGGTCGCGAAGCTCTTCGCGAAGCGGCTCGGTTTCCGTGCCGACGTGATCGACATCGACCGAACCGTCTGATAGGTTCGGAGAGCAGCTAGCAAGGGGTCGGCGCTCGGCGCACTCGATTACAAACTTCCACACGCACAGCGCCGACCCGCTATCAGACGAGCTGAGAGAATGATGAACATGACGACCACACCGAAGACGGCAGCAGCCGAGCTGAAAGGTTTTGCCGACGCCGTGCAGCGGCTCGTCGAGCAGATCGAAGTAGGGCAGGCAGTCGATACCACGAAAGAGAAACTGATGCCTGCCGAGAAGGCGAATCTGGCGGGCGCGGAGCAGGCGGCGCTGTCGCTACTGCGAAACGCCCCGATCGCGATCCGCGCGATCCGCAGTCTCGAAGGATTCGCTGACGAGTTCACGCAAGATGCCAACAGCCGACGTGACGACATCATGACGTCGATGTTCGGACCTGACAAGGCGTGAAGCTCGACCCGAAGCGCGTAGGCCTCATGCTCGTGATCGTCGGCGCGGTAATGACGCTCTCGGCGCTCGTGCTCATCGCACTTGCCGAGACATACCTCAAGGTAGGACCATGAATGTTTGGCCGTATGTCGTAGGCGTGGCGGTGCTCGCGGCCGGGCCGATCGTCGGCGTCGTGCTCGGTTCCCGAGCCTTCGACGATGACGACGCCGCCGAGCCGGAACCTGCGGAGCGCACCGACGACACGACACAGATCGAGCGGGTTACCGACGCCGATCAGTACAACTACTAGATAACGACGAAGGGAAGACATAGGATGAAAACCGTGATTGTGTACGAGCCCGGTGACCTGCTGACGACCTATCAGGCGGCCGACCACTTCGGCTACTCGCGCGACTACTTCTGCGCGATGCTCCAGATCAGCGACAAGGCGGCCGACCCGCGCTTGATCCGACTCAAGATCAAGACGGACGCGACGTGGCGCAAGGCGAACGGCAGCCGGGCGCAATTCGTCTTCGAGTACGCCGCGCTCAAGGCGTGGTACGACGCGAAGCAGCGCCGCCCAAGCGTGAAGGCGAAGACGTGGGCGCGGCGTGGTACGCCGAGCCCGATCCTGTAGCACCGCGAACGGCCGCCTTCGGGCGGCCGTTTTCGTATACTCACGGTATGCACGCGCCTGAATCGCCCGACCTCGCGACAGAGATCATTGCCGCGCTCGACGATGCTGAGCGCGCCAAGATCGACTACACCGCCGATCCCGTCCGGTGGGCGACCGACGTCGGCGTGCATCTGTGGTCGAAGCAACGGGACGTGATCGAGAGCGTGCGCGACAACCGGCGCACGGCCGTGCATTCATGTCACAACGTCGGCAAGACGTTCACGGCAGCGGTTACGGCGGCGTGGTGGATCGCCGCACACAAGCCCGGCGAGGCCTTCGTGCTCTCGACTGCGCCGACCGCGCCGCAGGTTAAGGCGCTGCTCTGGCGTGAAATCGGCCGCCTGCACGGGCGCGCGAATCTCTTCGGCCGGGTGAACCTCACTGAGTGGTACATCCCTAACGAGGCCGGTGGCGAAGAGCTGGTCGCCTTCGGGCGCACCACGTCGAAGGACAACGAAGCTGCCTTCCAGGGTGTGCACTCAAAGTACGTGCTCGTCATCCTCGACGAGGCTTCCGGCGTTGACACGAAGATTTGGGAAGCCGCCGAGTCGATCGCGTCGAACCGGCTCTCCCGCATTCTTGCGATCGGCAACCCCGACTTGCCGCACTCGCCGCTCGCGACGGCGTGCAAGCCGACGAGCCCATACAACGTCATTCACATCGGGATCGAGCACGCGCCCGCGCTCACAGGCGAATCCGTTCCGGCCGAACTGCTCGACTATCTGATTTCGCCGGAGTGGGCGGAAGACCGACGCGCCGAGTGGGGCGAAGAGTCGGCGCTGTATCAGGCGAAGGTACTCGGACACTTCCCGACCGGCGCGGCCGACCCGTGGCGCGTGATCTCCGAAGTACATGCCGCCAAGTGCCGTTACATCGAACCTGCTTACGACGCCGACCCCATACGCGTCGGAGGGCTCGACATCGGTGCGGGTGGTGACCGTACAGTGCTCGTCGAGCGTGTGAATGACGCTGTGGGGCGCGTCGAGTCGTTCCAAGAGCGGGACCCGGAAGCAGCGGCCGAGAAGCTTGCCGACGTGATCCGGCGATGGCGACTCACGCGCGTCAACGTCGACACGATCGGTGTCGGGTGGGGTCTGGCCGGAATGCTGCGGAAGGAACTCAAGGCCGAAGGCGTGGCGATCGAGAGCGTGAAGTTCTCCGACCGCTCGAACTTCCCGAAGCGCTTCGTGAACATCCGCGCCGAAGCATGGTGGCACGGACGCGAGCTGTCCCGCGACGAGGCGTGGTCGCTCGCGAATCTCGACGACGATGCCATTGCCGAACTTACGATGCCGCGCTATCTGGAGAAGAACGGCCGCATCCTCGTCGAGCCGAAAGAAGACGTGAAAGAACGGCTCGGCCGTTCTCCCGACATCGCTGATGCGTTGCTGCTGGCGTTCTTCGACGGCATCTGGATTCCGCCCGTGTCGGATTCTCGGCAGGCGTTCAATGCTGCGGACCTCACGGCCGGGATTGTCGGCCCCGGTGCGGTATTCCCGAACTCATTCATCCCCGGATTCCCGTCTGGCGTTCCGACAAGTCTCTTCCCACGTCGATGAGCCCGCCCCCGAAGGGACGGGCTCACGGTGTCGCGTCGGCCTAGTAGTACATGTACGTGAAGAGGCGCGGCACGAGCACGCCGGGACGGTCGGGAAGCTCAACAAGGTCGGTACCGAGCTTCGTCGCGAAGTACCGCGCCTGCTGCTCCCACCAAGCCGTGACCTTCGCGTTCCCCTGGTGACGAGCGATGTTGCGTCGCGTGATCGCGGTGTGCAGCTCGGCGAAGATGTTCGTGCGGATCGCGTGGAGGTTCATGTCTTTCATCCTTCGTCTATCGTCGTGTCGTCGGTCCCTGAATACTATCAGAGTTGCAGCGTGCCGCACGTACGAGACCCTACAAAGATCGGGGAAAAAATTTGTTGTCCCACGCCAGGCACGCAACGCGTCCACGCGCTAGGCTCGAAGGACACGACGAGAGGACGACACGATGAACACGGCGACGCAGTGGACGAAGCTTGAAGAGCCGAACGAGTGGACGGGCGAAGTACAGGTGCGGTACATCGCGCAGGTCAACACGACCGACCGTACCGGGCGCGCGTACTTGCAGGTACAGCAGATCGGCGGACGCTGGCACTGGTCAGTGAGCATCGTCGTCGCACACAAGCCGAAGCTGACGAAGATGGCGTACGGCGCGTACGCGGTGACCCCGTACTCGCTCCCGGTCGCGAAGGGACGCGCGATGCGTCGAGCCATGAAGACCATTCGACGCGTGGAACTACTCGGCCGAGCGGCCTAACTTACCTGCCCGATTTACGCCCCGGACTGCCCGAAAGTCCGGGGCTTCGTTATGTCTTTTTGCACTACGGTACGAATCCGTCATGTTACATTCGGGACATGAGTGACTGGCGACTAGCGAAAAGCCTGATCGTTCTCACCTCTGAGATCGAGCACGCGTATCCCGATACGACCGTGTGGGATATCGGCGATGCTGCGCATCAAGACGACTGGTCGGACCACAATCCGAACGTCTGTTGTGACGTCGTGTGCGGGGTCGATGTTCTGCCCGATCGCGGGCTCAGCCTGCCGAAGTTCGTCGCGCACCTGCTCACCGACCCACACCCGAACCTGCGCTACGTCATCTATGACGGCTATATCTACCAGCGCAAGAACGGGTTCAAGCCTCAGGTGTACACCGGCCCGAACAAGCACAAGAAACACGCCCACGTGTCAGTAGGCAACGGACCGGACGGCCGGAGTACAGGCAACTACGACAGCACGGCGACGTGGGACATCGACCACATCGACGATGCTCCGGCGAAACCGCCGAAGCCTTCCACGCCGTCGAAGCCGAGTACGGGAACGAAGTTGGGAGACAAGATGCCAACGATTCAGCGAGGGAACAAGGGCAGCCGAGTTCGAATGCTGCAAGGTCTGCTCATCGCGTGGGGGTACAAGCTCACGGTTGACGGCGTCTTCGGCAAGAACACGGACGCAGCGCTGCGCGATTTCCAGCGGAAGTACGCGAAGCCGATCGACGGTGTGGTAGGTCCGATCACGTGGAACGCGCTACTCGGCATCAAGTAAGGGAGCAGTTGCCGTGAACGACAACAGCAACAGCAGCACGAGCGGACCCCGCGTGGTCGTATACATCTTCGGCGCATCTGTGATCGCGGTGATCGCCTATTACCTCAAGATGACCGTGAACGAAATCGCGCTATGGCAAGCACTGCTCGGCGCATCGATCCCCTTTGGCGCGCTGGTGCTCGCCACCGTGAAGGCGTGGCCTAAGCGGAAGGGACCCGATCAGGATGCATGATGCGGTGCTCTTCGTGGTGCTCGCGCTCGCCTGCTACCGCGTGACTCGCTTCGTCGTGCTCGACAAGATCGCCGAGCCGGTAGTCGAACGTATCCGTTGGTGGTTCGAACGACGCTGGTATGCGAAGCATGACGGCGGGTCGGAAACGCACTTCAATTCGAAGATCGCGTTCATGCTCTCGTGCCCGTGGTGCATTGGATTTTGGGTATCCGGAGCGGGATCGTTGCTAGTATCGATGGCGTACGGGCTCGATTACCTTATGTTCGCGTTGCTGTGGCTCGCGACGTCGACCGTTGTCGGCTTGATCGGGCGCATCGATTCAGACTAGGGGCGACCATGCGGCTACCGGCGTTCAACAGCGTGACAGCGTCCGCTGCTGTCATCCCGCCGCGCCGGATGCATGATCCTGAGTACACGTCGGAACAAGATCAGCTCTGGGATTACTACCAGCGGCTCGAAGAGTTCTCGGCAGCGGTGAACTGGAAGGCGAACGCGATCTCTCGCGTTCGGCTCATCGCTGCCGAGTTCATGCCGGGAGGCGACGAGCCGATCCCGATCACGGAAGGACCGATCGCCGATCTCGTCGCCGAGTTTGCCGGTGGCATCGGTGGGCAGTCGCAGATTCTCGGCGAGACCACGATTCACCTGAACGTGCCGGGCGAAGGCTGGCTATGCGGTGTCGAAGACATCTTCGGCGAGCGCACATGGAAGGTGTATAGCGCCGACGAGCTGCGGATTCGCAACGGTGAGTATCAGATCCGGATCGGCGAAAGCTCACGCGCATGGGAATCCCTTCCCGTAGACACGCTCGTCGTGCGCTTTTGGCGTCCGCATCCCCGGTGGGGATGGCGTGCAACTTCGCGCGCGGCGTACGCGCTCGGCGCGATGAAGGAACTCGACCTCATCAATCGCCGGATCATCGCCGAGACCATCTCGCGCATGGCTGCGAACGGCGTGATCCTGTACGACCGGGGGAAGCTGAGCTTTCCCGAGCTGCCCACGCCTGTGAGTGCTGAATCGGTCGACCCGTTCGCACAGATTCTTGTTGATGTCGGCTCGAAGGGTGTCGCTGACCCGACGAGCGCGCAGGCGACCATTAAGATCCCGATCGGCGCTGATCTTGGCGACTCCGACGTCAAGATTTCCGACCTCATTCACGTGATCGACCTGTCGAACCCGTTCTCTGAGCGGATGCTCGACCAGCGCAACGCGGCCGTGACGCGTCTCGCGACGGCGCTCGACATTCCCGCCGAGCAGTTGACGGGACTCGGCGACATGAACCACTGGGGCGCGGCGCAGATCGAAGAGTCGGGCATCAAAGTCCACATCACGCCCGATATGGAAATGATCTGTCACGCCTTCACGGAAGGTTTCTTGTACCCGACGCTCGAAGCCGAAGGACGCTCGCTCACCGGACCGCAAGGCGGCCGGGCCGTGATCTGGTACGACCCGAGCGAAATCGTCATGCGTCCGGACCGGTCGCAAGTCGCGCTCGAAGCGTACGACCGTGGTGAGTTGTCCGGCCCGGCGCTGCTACGTGAACTCGGGTTCTCTGAGAACGACCAGCCTGACGAAACCGAGCTTGAACGGATCATCGAACTCAAGCACCGGCTCACAGTCACGACGGAAGTCGTTGCGAGCGAGGACGACAACCGCAATAACGAGACTGTCGACACCGGGAATCCCGACACGACAGAGACACAAGAGGGAGGCATCGACGCGCCGCCGCCCGAAGACGTCGCCGAGCGCGCCCGCCGACTGCTGACGGGGGTAGGCCGTGGCTGAACTTGAACCGCAGTCAATTGAAGAACTCGAAGCAGCGGCCGAAGAGTACGAAGCGCTGGTCGCGGCCGGGCTCGTGCTAGTTGTTGCGGCAGCGGCCGAAGAAATCGAACACAACAACTTGTCGACGCTGTCGGCAGCCGTCGTCGACATCATCACGACGTTGTGGAACGAATATGTAGAGGCGAAGCTACTCCCGGCGCTTACGGTGTCGATGTCCATCGCGGGCGACGACGCCGCGCGCGCACTGAGCAACGCGCTAGGCGCGCTTCCGTTCCTCGACGAACCTCTCGACACACAGCGCTATCTTGCGCAGGCGCAAAACCGGCTCGTCGGCATTGGCAATGAACTGTGGTTCAACGCGCGCACCGCCATCGCCGAAGGGCTCGCAGCGGGCGAAGACATCCCGACGATCGCGCAGCGCGTGCGCGCAGCGGCCGGAGTCACGGAGCCGCGCGCGCGCGTGATCGCGCGCACGGAATCGCACGGCGCGCGCAACACTGTGAACGCCGCGAGCGTGCGCCGCGTGAGCGCGGCGTTCGGCGTCCCTAGTGCATTCTCTCGGCGCTGGCAGGCGGCCGAAGACGCGCGCACGCGTCCGACACACGTCGATGCGGACGGGCAGACGGTCGGCCTGAACGAACCATTCACGGTCGGCGGCGCGTCGCTCGACTTCCCCGGCGACCCGGCCGGACCACCGGGCGAAGTGATCAACTGTCGGTGCACGACGATCACGATCATCGACGTCGATGCGCTCAACACGGCGTCAACCGGCACCGTAACCCTGAACGCCGCTGCTTACCAGATTGAGGACACCGAAATGCCGTGGTCGATTGTCGAAGGCGACGAGCGTTGCGACGCTGGGGAATTCGCCGTCGTGAAGGACGAAGACAACGAACTCGAAGGCTGTCACGCTACGCGCGAAGAGGCCGAAGCACAGGCTGCCGCGCTGTACGCGTCGGAGACCGAAGACGGAGCCGACACGCTGCCAAGCACTGTCGGTATGGCGACGCGTAATACCGTCCCGTGGTCTGGCGTGCTCGTCGTCGAAGGGATGCCGACCGGCGACGGGCGGCAGTTCGCATCAGGTTCGCTCACGTGGCCGGAAGTCGGCGCGACGACGTCACTTGAGATTCCGCTCGGTTGGATGTACGAGCGCGCGCACGGCGGCATGTCTACCGACAAGGTCGCTCTTGTCGGACGCATCGACACGATCACGCGACGCGGGAACGAGCTACATGGAACTGGTCTGATCGATCTCGACTCGCAGTGGGGTCGGGAGGCGGCGCGCCTCATGGGCACGCGCGATGATCCCGGATTCCTTGCGGGTGTCTCGATCGACGCTGACGATCCTTCGGACCCGGCCGGACTGAGCGTGGAGTACGTGTTCCCAGACTCCTGCGAACTCGAAGAGGAACCGGCCGACGAAATGCAGGCGCTTGCCTGCATGGTGCCCGAGATGCGCATTTACCACTCCGGACGCATCCGCGCCGCAACGCTTGTCGATATTCCGGCGTACGTCGAAGCCCGGCTCTATCTCGACGAGTCCGTACCGGATGGGACGCCGGTCGAAGCCGACGTTGTCGACATGCCGCTCACGGCTTCGTCGTTCACGATGGAGATTCCCGACCTTCCTCCTGCCGAGTGGTTCGACGAGCCGCGCGATGAGCCCGAGATCGGCGCGATCACGATCACGGACGAAGGGCGCATCTTCGGCTATCTAGCGCCGAAGAACGTCGCCCACCGGGGCATCCGGAATAAGCGTGTCACGGTGCCCATGGGGAATGTCGATTACGGTATCTGGATGAACCGCGTGACGCTCGCTGACGACGGACGAGGCAGCTATACCCGCGTCGCCACCGGCCCGATCACGATGGACTGCGGCCACGCCGCAGCGTCGCCGCGTGTTGTTGGCGCAGCCCGCCGCGAGCACTACGACAATTCATGTTCGATCGTCGCGACCGTGCGCGTCGGCGAGAACTCGCGCGGCGTGTGGATATCCGGCGCGGTACTGCCCGACGTCACGCCCGACCAGGTGCGCCGGATGATGGCCTGCCAGCTTTCCGGCGATTGGGGTCCGCACCGTGAGAAGCCCGGGAAGCGCGAACTTGCCGGGGCGCTGCTCGTGCCGGTGCCCGGCTTCCCGAAGCGCTCGAACGCCTTCATGAGCATGAAGGCCGGGCAGCTCGAACACGTCACGGTGCCGGTGCGGTTCGGCCGTGTCGTCGAGCCGCAGACGATGAGCTTCAACACCGATGCCGCAGCCGAGCGCATCGCGGCATCGATCGGGCGCGACCGCGCGTCGCGCATCCATAATCTCGCTGCGGACCTCGCAGCGGTAAGGGGGAACTGACATGGGCTGCAACTGCGGAAGCAAGAAAAAGGGCACGATCAACCATTTCTCGACGGAGGATCAGGCCCGAATCGCTCGCGAGCGCGGCGGCGTGGTCGTGACCACGGCGAAGTCACAGCAGAAAGCGCCCGCACCTGCGGCGCAGAACTAACCGTTGATTCGAAGGCTTTCAGGAATTAGTGCCTTCGAATCGATGTATGATCCGCGTATCTACCCGAATACATAGAGGGATGAAATGCCTAAGAACAGCGAAGGCGGGTTCAACCTGCCAGAGAGCACCGAAGAGCTCAATGCTCGGCTGGCGGAGATGAACGACGCCGAGCTGTCCGGGCTACTGACGAAGCTCGGCGAAGCCTTCGATGCCAAGTACGGTGACGGCACCGGGCTTACCGAAGAGTCGTTGACCGAACTGGAAACGCTCGGGAAGCAGATCAAGGCTGCTCAGGACATCACGACCGATCGCGAGACCGAACGTCTTGCACGTGAGGCGCGCGCCGCCGAGCTGCGCAGCTCGGTTCGACCCGCAGCCGACGCCGACGCGCAGGCCGACGAGGACAACGCCGACGCGGCAGACGGCGAGAACGCCGACGCCGAGCAGGCCGGGGAACTCGTCACCGCGCAGGGAGACACGCCACTCGTCGCGGCAATGCTCGCCATGACGGAGACCGCGAACACGATGAAGGCATTCGCGGCCGACTGGATCAAGCCAGAGACCGACCTTAACCGTCGTCTCCGGCTCGGCGAGATCGCCAAATACGCGCCCGACGCCGGAGTACACGAGGAACGCTCCGAAGCCGTGATCGTGGCTTCGGCCGACGTTCCCGGCTTCGTGCAGGGTGGTCGCGTCGAGAACATCTATGGACTCGCGCAGGCGATGCACGCGCGCGCTCGGATGCTCCCGGTCTCGAAGACCGGTGACCCCAACATCTATCCTGTCGCCGCGCTACAGCGCGAATTCAACTTCACGCTGAACGAGAAGTCGACGCCACAGGAAATCAACGCCGTTCTGACGGCCGCAACCGACGTCGACATTCTCACGGCGGCTGGTGGCTGGTGTGCGCCGAGCGAGATCAGCTACGACTTCTTCAACATCGTCTGTGAAGACGGCATGATCGACCTTCCCACGGTCGGACTCAATCGAGGCGGCGTGCAGTACCCGACGTCGCCGAGCTTCGGCGACATCGTCGCGATCCCCGACATCGTGTGGGGATGGACCGAGCAGGACGACATCGACGCTCTGACGTCGGATTCCGTCTTCAAACCATGCGTACGTGTCGAGTGCCCGACCTTCGTCGACCGTCGCGCCGACTGCTTCGGATTCTGCGTCACGGCCGGTAACCTGGTCGATTACGCATACCCCGAACTGATCGCGAACTGGCTTCGCCTCGTGTTCGCGATCCGCGCGAAGGCAACGAACGCCGCGATCATCGACATCATGTTGAACGGTGGCGGCTCGGGTGACCCGATCTCGGCATCGATCCCCGTCGACCACACCGGCCTTCTCGGCGCGACGACGTCGGCGCTGCTCCAGTCGATCGAACTGTCGATCATCGACTACCGCGAGAAGTACTCCATGTGCTCCGACTCGGTGCTCGAAGTCGTTCTTCCGCGCTGGGCGAACGCCGTGATCCGCGCCGACCTCGCGAACCGCGACGGCATCGACGTTTTCGGCGTCACCAACGGCATGATTGCCGACTGGTTCAACCTGCGTGGCGCTCGCGTGCAGTTCGTGGGCGACTGGCAGGTACGCGAGCCCGGCGCAGCCGGAACCGCGACGCCGGGCGGCGCGACCGCACTGACGGAGTGGCCCGACACGCTCGACTACATGGTCTTCGCGCCCGGCACGTTCGTGCGCGGCAACTCCATGTCGCTCGATCTCGGTGTTACGCGCGACTCCGTGCTGAACGCGACGAACGACCACACGGCGGCGTGGGCGGAAGATTGTTTCGCCATCCTCAAGCCGGGACACGAGTCCCGCGTCGTGACCGTCGCTCTCTGCCCGTCGGGTGAGATCGGCGCTCGTACGTTCACCTGCGCAGGCTCGTAAGCAGCCGTGACGACAGTGAGCAGCACGAAAGGAGGTGAACGGTAGTGGCACGAGGGCGATTCCCGCTTGATAACGGCTTTTTGCCGTTCACCCCTTCCGCGTACGGACTGCTGTCGCCTGCTACGACGGAATTGCAGCTCACCGGCCCGCAGTGGCGTATGGGACTGCAATGGCAGGCGTTCTGTCCGAACACGGCAGGAACGTACGACAACTGCTTCCGTCTCGACGAAGTTCCCGAAGCGCCGCCGAAGGGCGAAACGTGGGAGTGGACTTCGCGAGGCGCGACGCCGATCACGGTTTACAGCCGCGCCGACTGCGCGCCTGTAGGGACGTGGGACGAACTAGGCCCCACGAATCAGCAGGCGCTTATTCGGTCCGAAGAGCGCGAACTCGAACGTATCTTTTGGTACGGCGGGATCGTTGCGGGCGCGGGCGTGACTGATGCGTATCCGCATCTCGGGGCGAATGCGGAAGTGATCGATGGCGGCGACACCTTGCAGATTCCCGCCACGGTGGTCAGCACCGACGCGCAGTTGATCGAAGTCGGTCTAGGGATGCTCGAAGCCGCGATGCGTCGCTGCTATCCCGGCGTCGCGACAATCCACATGCCGATCCGACTCGCGTCGCTCGCGGCCGATCATCACCTGATCGCGCCTCGCGGCGGTGTCATGTACACGACGACGGTCGGATCGAAGGTGGTTATCGGCGAGTACCCCGGAACGGGACCAGACGGAACGGTTCCGCCCGAAGGTCAGACCTGGATGTACGCGACCGGCGAAGTGTTCTACATGCGCGAGCCGCAACCGCACTCGTTCCGGCCTGCTGAATCCTTCGACCGGAACGTAAACACGCTGAGCATGATAGCCGAGCGTACGTATGTGTTCGGTTGGGACTGCTGCCTATTCGCCATCCCGATTCTGAACGGAGAACTGTAATGCCCGTGTGCGAAGCACCGATCAAGGCGGAAGTGGCGCGGTTCACGCTGCTC